AGCCGGGTTCCTCTCGGCTCCCTTTGCCGTGGGGAGGGGTGCTTGTGACGCCGACTCCAGAGCTGCGCGAAGAGCTGCGTGAGCTGCTCGACGAAGAAATCCCCGAGGGCGGCACCGACAGGGATACAGCCTTCACCGACGCCCGGTTGGATCTACTGATCCAGTCGGCGTCAAACCTGTATGCAGCCGCAGCAGAAGGCTGGCGGCGCAAGGCGGCGCGTATCCAGAAGCGGCTCGGCGACATCCAATCCTACCAGACGGGCACCGAGCGATATGATCGGGTCAATTTGACCACCGCGCTGAATGCCGCTTTGAAGATGGCCGAGGCATTCGACGAGATGGCCAGGACGCCGCCGGCCAACGCGGCGGGCAGCTTCATGCTGACCGTGAAGCGCCCGGAGGTGATCTGATGGTCGACGCATCGGTCAGAAAAGCGAATATCGGCTGGAACATTCGCCAGAACCCGACCGAAATCTCGATCCGCGTCACGCAGAAGATCAAGTCGGGCGGCGGATTCGAGGAAGTGAAGTCGCAAATCGGGCCGCTGACGGTGCGTATTTTCGCCGGATCGCGGGAACAGGCGAATATCGTATCCGAACGCGCCGGCCGCAAGGAAGTGAGCGACAGCTATTCCCTGCTGGCCGATTACACGGCGAATCTTCCGAGCGGACCGGATGTCGCGATGGAGTTCGAAGCGTACCCGTACGGCAAATTCCGGATCACGTCCGTCCATCCGCAAATCGTGCAAGGCGAGATCTGCGGATATGTGGCCGGCCTCGAAAGGGTGAGCTGAATTGGCTCCCCTGGACGAAGTCCGTGCCAAGCTGGAACGGCGCAAGGCGGCGACATTTGCCGTGGCCCAGCACATCGGCAAACTGATGGAGACCGACGCCAAACAACGCGCGTCCTGGGAGGATCGGACCGGTCACGCCCGCCAGGGGATTCAAGGCGGTGCGGTGATCCGGCGCAACGCCTCCCGCGCCGACGACGGTCAGGCCATCGTCTATCTGGCCCATACGATGCGGTACGGCACCTACCTGGAAATCGGGACCGGGCTGTATGGTCCGAAGAAGCGGAAGATCGGGCCGAAGAACAAGAAGGCGCTGCGATTCCCGATCGGCGGCGGTCAATATGTGATCGCCAGATCGGTCAAGGGGATGAGACCCCGCCCGGTGATCAAGCCGACCGCTCAGCGGCACATCGACACCTTGCGCCGGGCGGTGCGTGAAGTCTGGAGGGATTCGTGATGCGCGAAACCATTCGTCAGCGGCTCATTGATCAAATCCCGGAAATCGGCGGGCGGGTGTTCGAGACGGACGCGGCGGCGGAGGGCGAGGAAAAGCCGTATCTGGTGCTGACCAAGGGTTCGGAAGTCGACGAGAACGACTGGGCGGGCTCCAGCACCATGATCGAGGTATGGTCGTATGTGGCGCATACCCGGTTCAAGTACGTGGACGACCTGGTCTCCGCCGTGATCGCGGCGCTGGATCACCAACTGCTTACCGATCCCGTGACCGGCGAAACCATCCTGTGCAGGTTCACGGGGAGCACCAGCGCGGATATGCAGGACGAACAATTCCAGGCGATCACGCGGGGCGTCCAGTTCGAGGTGTTTTCGATCGCCTGGCTGGCACACACGCCGCTGGAACCCGATCCGGTTTCGGCGATGACCGCCTGGACGGCGGCGAGGTTCCCGGAAATGCAGACCGACCCCCAGAGCTGGAACCCTTCGGATGATGCTCCCGCTCTGTATTGGCGCAATGCGGCGATCCGTGACGTCCAGACGATGAACTGGGGCGCCTGGATTGACGCCACGCTGCGGGGGCATATGCTTGTCCCCAACGCTCCCGCCCGGAGGGAGTGGCTGGAACGGACCGTTCGGCGGCTCGCGCTGGACGGCCAGATCGAAATGCTCGACCAATCCCGCATGACGATTCAGCGGGTCAGCGCCGACAGCACCCAGGACCCGTTTCGCGTCGGACAAATCGCGGTGGAAGTTCGATTCGGCGTTTTGCGCCCGATCCCGGATCTTCCGAAACTCAATCAGATCCAATTCGGAGGTGTGTAGCATGGCGAAACCGGAGGATGTCAGGCCGGATGTCAAGCCGAAGAAGGCGAAGTTGGAACCCACCTACAGCAAGAAGGAAATTCTGGCTGCAGCCGGCGGGTTCGGCGTCTCGCCGGACGTGATGGCGGGAGCCCTGCGCAGGGTGGAGAAGGATCGGCTCACCCGCGCCGAGGTGGAGAAAGCCATTCAAGAATTCAGGAGAAGGCAGGTGTAACCCATGCCGGGAGAAACGTTTGTTCTCGGTGAGCAAAAAGTGCGGCCGGATGTTTACGTGCGTTGGCACAATGCCGGCGGTGTCCGTGTCGTGACCGGAACGGTCGGAATCGTGGCGGCGGTCATCAAGTCGAGCTGGGGACCGCTCGGTGAAGTGATCACCATGGAGTCCCCCGGAGACATCGCGGGCCAATTCGGCAGCGGTGACGGCCCGGACACGATTCGGGAAATTTTCATGGGCGGTGCCAGCACCGTGCTGGCCGTAAGGGCCGGAACCGGAGGCAGCGAGGCGAAAGTGGAACTGGATGACGACGCCGATCCGACACCGGTCAAAGTCGTGCGGCTGCTGACGAAATATCCGACGACGAGACCGTTCACAGTCACCATTCGCGATTCGCTGGAAGACGCGGCGATGCGCGAGCTGCTCCTGCATGAGAACACGCGGCAACTGGAGCGGATCACGTTCGCGAAGGGCGAGGACGAACCGGACCAACTGGTCGAAGCGGTTAACGCAGGCAGCAAGTACCTGAAGGCGGTCAAACTGGCCGACGGCAGCGGCACGCTGGCCGAGGCGCTCGACGCGCCGCTCGCGGACGGAGCCGATCCGACCGTCACCGGTTCGGATTACGCGGACGCCTTCGAAAAGCTTGAGCGCAAGTTTTTCGATGTGATTGTCGTGGACTCGGAGGACACCAGCGTCCACGCTTCCCTCCAATCGTTCGTGGGCCGGATGATTTCGGAGGGCGGCGGCCGGATCATCGGCGTGGTCGGCGAACCGACCAGCGTGCCGTTCGGCACCCGAAAGACGAACGCCAAAGGGTTCAATGACTTCGCCATCGTCTATGTGGGCAACGGCTTCGAGACCGCAAGCGGACCGGTGGAAGGCGCGAAAGCGGCGGCGCGGGTGGCCGGCATCATCGCCGCCAGCCCGTACAACGCCAGCATGACGCATGTGCCGATCACCGGCTCTATCGGCGTGGTTGGCGAACTGACCAATGCACAGTACAAAGAGGCGATCCAATCCGGCATGCTCACCTTCTCCCTCAACCCTGACGGCCAGGCGCAAATCGACTATGGCATCAACACGAAAGTGACGCTGCTGGCCGACGAGGATGAAGGTTGGAAGAAGATCCGCCGCACGCGCACCCGGTTCGAGCTGATCGACCGGGTTGTGTACACGCTCCACCCGTACCTTGGCAAATGGACCAACAACGAAGACGGCCGCGCGTTCGTGATCACGATCGCAAACGGCATCATCCAGACGATGATCCGCGAAGGCGGTCTGGAATCCGGTCAACTGATCGTGGACCCGGACAACCCGCCGCAGGGTGACTCCGCATGGTTCCGGTTCACGGACCTGGTTGATCTGGACAGCATCGAGAAGCTGTATCTCGATTTCGGATTCCAGTTCTCGCCGACGGCATAAGGAGGTTGATTGAACGATGGCTGACGGCAGGTATATTTTCCGGGATTGCGTCCCGGACGGCTCCATCGACGTGGCGAACATTCAGGTCGGCGATATCGTGCAGCGCGCATGGTCGTTCCGGGTGAACAGTCCGCCCGACCTGCAACAACTGCTGGATCAGGGATACCTCGACTACCGCAACATCCTGCGCGGATACAACGGCGAGCTGTACGACGGCGATGGGAACTTCCTCGCCGAAGTCAACACCTGGCAGGCGCAGATCAACATCACGAACAGCGACTATCAGCCTGCCGGCCAGAAACTGACGTGGGCGATCATGCAGAGCTACAGCGTGACGCTGACGTTCACCGAGACGGTGATCCGCGATGCGATCCTGCTCAAGAAGCTGACCGACAGCCTGCGGCCGGGCGCTCCCGATCCCGTGTTCAATTTCACGGGCGTGTTGCGCGCCGCAAGAAGCTGATCTATCGGACCCGGAATTCCGGGTCCTTCTTCATAATCCATTGGAAGGTAGGGATTACCATGGCACACGAAGACAACAACAGGGGTATGGACCCGGAAGAGCTGCTCGACAACGAAGCGGACATCCTGCGCGGGTTGCTTGAGGCGGCCGCCGATGCAACCGAGGAACGGAAGACGATCGAGATCGCCCGGAAGGGCAAGGTGCTGTTCCGGTTCCGCATCCGCCCGCTGTCCGAAGCGGAGTACAACGCATGCCGGGACAAGGCGACGAAGTACAAGAAGAATCGGCGGCTCGGCGGAATCAAGATGCCGGACGATACCGATACGGCCCGGTATCGATCGCTCCTGATCTATGAAGCGACCGACCCGGAAGACCGCAAGAAGGTTTGGGACAACAAGACGGCCTGGGATCAGCTCGGCGTGATCTCTGGTGTGCAGCTCATCGACAAGGTGCTGCTGCCGGGCGAAAAGGAAGCGATCATCGAGCAGATCGATCGGCTGTCCGGATTCGATCTCGACGATGAAGAGGCCGGCGACGCGGAAGAAGTCGTAAAAAACTGATTCTGGCGGGAGGGAAAGCCACCCTCCTGCACCATATTTTCCAGCGTCAAGGCCTGCTTCCGAGCGAAGTCCTCAAGCTGCCCGAAGGCGAGAGGCTCTTCTTGTTTACCTCAACCAAAATCGCGCTGGAAGCGGAAGCCGAGGAACGCCGCGCACTCCTGGCGAAGCAATCAATGAAAGGGTGATCGCCGGTGGCGGAAGAAGTCTACCGAATCGAAATCCCGGTCACCGTCGAAGATCATACCGAACCTTCCCTCTCCAATGCGGAAAAACGGGTCTCCCGGTTTGATCGGACCGTTGAGCGCACCCGGAACCGATTGAACGGCATGAACCGAACCCGTTGGCAACTGGCCATCTACGCAGTTGACCGCGCGTCGGCGGCCATCCGGCAAATTGGCAACCTGGCGCGCCGGACGGCCAGCGGTGCCTACCGGATCACGGTGCGGGTGGTTGATCTTGTTACCAGCCCCATTCGTTCGATTGTCCGAGGGATGACCTCCACGCTCGGCCTGCTGGGTCTCGGTGCGGGTGGCGCGGGCGGTATCATCATACCAATCAGTTTGGCTGATGATTTCGCGCAAGCGCAAATCGGGTTTGAAACCATGCTGAAGAGTACGGAGAAAGCCCGAGAGCTCATGGCCGAGATTATGCAGTTCGCCAAAGACACCCCATTTGGCCAAAAGGCAGTTATAGACCAGGCCAAAGGACTATTGGTACGCGGATTCGACGCAAACGAAATCATCCCGATGCTGGAACGGATCGGCAATGTGTCGGCGGCAATGGGTGGCGGTTCGGAAACCATCGAGCGGATCGTTTATGCGCTCGGTCAAATGCGCGCACTGGGCCGAGTTTCCGCCGAGGATATGAATCAATTGACCGATGCTGGCGTTCAAGCGTGGAGATACATTGCTGAAGGTATGGGCAAGTCAATCGCCCAGGTCAGGAAGCTTTCGGAGCAAGGACTGATACCCGCTGATCAGGCCATCCAATACATCTTGAAGGGTATGGAAGAATTCGACGGCATGATGAGCAAGACAGCGAACCTGACGGCTCGCGGACTTGCTGATCAAATATTGGATGC